TTGTAGGAGTTCGACTAGGAACTACTATTATTAGGAAGATCATCGCTTCACATGAATTTCTAGACACTAAAAAGAAGCAAGATCAACTTGCTAAAAATATGATGCACTCTACTAATATGCAAAATCTTGTTTATATCAAAGAAAAGTAATTAAGTAAATACATCCACTGATATATTATTCAATTCTTGTATTTCCTTATAGCGATAGTATCGGTCCATTCTAACTCTTTTATACCTATCATGATTATTATAATATCTTTTTATTACTTTTTCTTTTACTTTATCTCTATTCTTTTTATAATATTTATTCCACTTATCTTGATTACAAGTCTCATTATAAGCGGATATCTTATTAATAGTATTTGGCGTTGAATCGATCCAAAATTGCTCTCTCTTAAATTTATTTTCTTCTTCACACATCTCCAATATATTTACCTTATAATCATCATTTTTTAGGATATCTTTCGAGGTATATGTTAATTTCATATGTTCCCCCATCCTTCTATAAATATTATTTGTTGATCCTACATAAGAGTTCCCATTCGTATTATCATATATCTGATAAATATATATACTCATTAAACATTAATAAGATTATTTTTTTAAATATATTATAAAAATTATTTATACTCATACCACATATTACAATATTTTATCTTACCCTTCCGTATATTAGATCCCATCGGTGCCTCTTCGAATGGCGCGGGATACTGGTAATCTTTTTTTATTGGACATTTCATTAACATTATATCTATCGCTCTCCATCTTTTTTGGCGATCTAAATATAATAATATATCTAATGCATCATCCCACTTAGGTAAATAATATGCTACTGTTGTGCATATATAATAATTTTTATCTTCTAATGAATTAAGACCTAATTCTTGTTTTGGCACCTCCCTTAATGGACCATCAGTTACTTTCTTATTTATAAAAAAACCTGCTAAATATGTGAATTTATCCATATTCTCAGGTAACTCTGTTGTTTGCCTCGCATCATCCTCTACCACTAGGACATCATCCAATTTATGATTCACTATATATTTTAGTAATTTATAATGCGATAAGAAACAAGCACACTTACCGAGGTGATTCTCAGGTTTCGTATTCCAGTAAGATATCATTTTATTTTTAGTTCGGGCATCTACTTCATCACGAGTTACTGCTCTCCACCTCTGGTAAGTGTTATCAAAATACTCTGCCCTCTCGGGATTAGAGTCTAAGTTAATATAAAATTTATTCATATATATAAAAAGATATTATTTTTTTAAGCATTAAATACAGAAAACATTCCATCCGTGAGTCTTGCAACTCGGAGGTATTCACAGTAGTTGCGGAGAACAAATCCACTACCGCGTGTAGGGAAGGTTCCCGTAAGATGGAACTCTATACCACGCTGACCAACTCTTCCGCCCGTAAGCTTAGTTCCCATATAGAAGAAGTGACCGTCAAGACCCGTCTGTGCTGGGCGACCCTCTACAGTAGCAGTAGTCATAACTGCTCTCTCATTAGAGTATAGCGATCGGTTAAGGAACGGAACACCCTCGGAGTCCGTTAAGATACTAAACATTCTTGCGGTATTATCGACATCCGAAGTAAATTCATATCTATCATTGTAGCGAATATTATATCTAAGATCAGTTGCTATAACCTCTGCTGGTGCATTGAGAGACATGGCATTCCTGCCCGTAATCAAAGCAGTCTCAGTTAAAGTATTATCACTCAACATAGAAACAACTCTAGGAACAACCCTATTTGCCATACCAACATTACGAATAACTCCCGAAGCAACTGCTGAATTTGTAATAGTAGATTCAACTGCGCGGTAATCCACGAAGGAAAAGGACATATCCTTATTTGCCGCAGCATATCTAGCCATTTCATCTCCAGCTCCATAATAAACATAATCAGCGCAGAACTTAAGGTCCGTGCGTCGAATAAGAGCTTCCTTACCCGTTGAGGCATTGTCACCTATCTGAATGCGATCACCAGCGGTAGGGTAGAAAGTTAATTCAATATTAATAGGCTCATCTATCATATATAATGGGAGTTGATTCACCTTAAGGAATGGGAAAAGGTCCGATAAATCCACCGAGAATGTTGGGGACTCTGCAGGAGCAGCACCATCCATCTTAGCAAATAGAGGGACTTGTAAAATAGCCCCTGTGTCTTCATATCCATTATCTAATTTTAATCTACGCGAAAGCACCGCGCTATCTCCATCATACTCAAATTGTAGAGTATTCCAGCGACCCGTTGTGAATTGCTCTCTTTCCTTATTATTCTCTGCCTTAATCAAAGAAGATTTAGCAGCAAATAAACCATCCCACGTATCAACTTCATTAAGTGTTTTATTACCAATTTTAAGAACTGCCTTCTTAATAACCTGACCAACACCCGTGACAGGATTGAAATAACCATTCCTAACTGAGGCATTCGCTTCAACCGATAAAAATAATTTAGAGTGGGAGTGGAGAAATCCCTTATTTTGGAGCGTGAATCGGCAAAAACCATCCGTAGTAGAGCTACCTTGGTTAAAAACCACTGGCTCTAAAAGGTCCGTCTCGATCTTCTGTGCATAATTAACTGGGATTTGTGTAAGTGAAATGAGATCTGGTATGCTTCCTTCCATTATTACTATAATATATTTATTATAATAAATTTAAAAAAATAATATTAAAAAAAAATTAAATAAAAATTAAATTAACCTTGGATATCTTTATGGGCTTTATTGACCGTCATTCCCTTACGCATTCTAGACATCATCTTCATTCGATGGGACTTAGCCTCGCTAGGGGACATACCATTCTTCTGCATCTTCTGCATATGCTTGGCTAGGTCAGTCTTCTGCTTATCGGTCATCTTCACACTTGCTCTTTTAGTCTTAACTGGGGCTGGTTCAGGCTCAGGAGAATTTCCATAATCTTCTTCCATTTAATATAATAAAGATTTTAATTTTAAATAATAAATAAAATAAATAAATTATTGGATCAACTGGACCCCCATCTGAGAATATAAGAGGGTTGCCTTCGATTTGAAGAAGAGGAAGACACCAATAGGATTATCCGTTGCCAAATCGCTCTCAATACTAGCGCCGAACTGCTCCTGAGAGAAATCATCTCCCGCATCACCGATACCATATTTCACACCTAATCCCATAACAGCACCGCCATTTGCAACCGTATTGTATGCGGTTTCACCAGTGCCCGTAGTCATAGTGTATCCGCGGTTCATATTAGTAGGACCAATAGAAGTTCTGACTTGGTGGTATGCAGGAACTATAGCATCATACAGACCTTTAACTATCTGCGGATCAGGAACATTAGTAGGATTATTAGTAGCATCATAACTATTGACATAATCAAACTCAGCAGGATATTTCACACCGCCCTTAAGGAACTGAACTCGTTTAATAGCAGCTAAACCCGCATCACTATCCGAGGGATAGGTTGTTGCCTGCCCGTCCGCAGTAAGAGTATTAATATTAGATACGGGCATAAAGGTCATGTAGGCACTCTGCAAATTCTTCAGAGCTAGAGAATACTGGATCTGTGCATTCGCAGAATTAATAGATGTGTAGAGGGATGTAATAGTGTTGAACTGGAATGAACCCTGCTGCTGTGCCGCAACATCCGCGGGCAATTCATGAACCTCACAGCATAATTTAAGGTCCGATAACTGGTAGTGGCATTCGCCCTTACCCGCTGGAACCGAGCCACCCTCAAAAAAGAGTGCATTCGCATCAGGAGTTAATTGTATCTCCACCTGAACTCCACCGAATGCAGTAGGTCTTAAATCAACCATATTACCCGACTGGGCAAAACCGCAAGGAAGGTGAGCAGAGAAAGATGATATTTTAGTTCCCGCTGCGTTAGACTCAACAACACTCTTTCTAAATAATTCAGAGTTAGGCATAATAAGTGCGCTTTCAGCTAAGTGCGATATCTGGTCACCTATCGAAGAACTAAGAGCTGTGTAGGTATTGAACCACTTAGAGTAGTGTCTTATCTGTTCGCAAATCATCTTAGAGCGAGCAGCACGAATGGTTAATTGATCAAAGACATTATAGATACCTAAGCGACTATTCATATTCAATCCATCCCCGTCCTGAGCTGGAGTTGGAGTAGGAGTAGCATTATCGGAATAAACTGCCAATTTACCAACAATTCTAATTGACTGCGGGTCTAATAAACCATCTTGGGCTGATACCGTAAATGATAATACGGGGAAACCGTTTTTAAAAGATACAATACCATCAGCTGGGACATTATCAGGTCGAATTTCTACGTATCTGGAGGTTGCCATTTATATTATATAATATAAATTTAATAAAAGTAAAATAAATAAAATAAGATATCAAAGATATTATTAATAAATATAGCTATAGCGAAGCAAATAAAATTAATTATTTAGAGGACCACGCTTACACCCGCATCACGGATCATCAACCTTCGGACATGAACCACAAAAGAGTTAAATAACTTAGGTTTGCTAGGTGCCGTAGAACCAGTATATTTTAGGATAACTGCCACATCCTTACCTCTTAGGTCCATGGCGCCATCATTCACCCCAAAACCTCTACCGAAAACAAAGTTATCTTGGAAGGCGCGGAATGATCGCGGAACTATACCAGCATTATCCAGACATTTCTCTAGTTCGTAAAGGTGGAAGGCGTCGATACTCTTCTTAGTAGCAATTTTAGATACATCAATAGGTCTGCTAGGGACTAGGCGGGAATCTATCTGATACTGATAATTTTGGAGCTCGTCGCATATGCCCGTGTAAGCAGAGCGATTGCTATTAAGTGCTGTATCCTGCGGATTATTAGTAGAAAGTATTTGATAGGTGCCATTTCCAGTGGCCGAATTTTGGATAGTATAGACCGATGAGTCTTGCGGAATAACTAATAGCGATTTTGCTCTTGAATTATTCGCATATACTTGATATACCGTTTGCCTATCCGATGCTAAAATACTATTCTTATAGTTAGTTGCTGATAATATATCTATTTCTATCGCTTTACCTTCTCTTACCTTTTGCAACATACCCCGCTCATATCCAGGATCCAACATAACTTGCGATACTATCAAATTAACATTGCTAATTGTGTAGGTGGCTGTATAACTTGTGGCTGCGCTAACAGACTTAGAATATAATACAAAAGGACCAGATAAAATATCAATCCCACCATTACTACGAGACGCTGTTAATTTAACTTCTATAAGACCATTACTAGATGCATTAATCTCATCAATAACTGCATTTGCGGATAAATCATTGGTAGAGGCATTATTAGTCCCATCAACAAATCCTATAATCTCCCCGACTACAAAAGGAAATCTAGTAACTCTATCAGAACCCGATAAGTTATTCTCCTGAGCAACATAAAATGTATCCGAACTAGAACCATTCACCCAATCATCAGGAGCATCAATAGAACCATTAAGAGAGTGGAAGAATGGGTTGAGTTGTGTGCGTCTATCCTTAAGGACCGAATCTAATTGTTTGAGGACCTCGGTAGCTGGAGGAGTATCAATCTCAATATATAAACCATTAGTCATCATAATAGGGAATATATGTTCGTTCTGAGCGAAAATCCCCGTGTGGAGTGGGATTGTTAATTTCGCAGTCAAGAAATCACTATCTGAGAAAGGAGTAGTCTGATTACCCGAGGTCTTTTTGAAATAGGGGTTTGTTATAGTATTTGCCATAAGTGTTTTAGATGTGCCCTGAGTCCCTCTATTATCGGGCGTGTAAGCACCCGAACCCTCACGAAGAGCGCGGTAATTTCTAATACTATCATCCGCATCATAATCGTAGCGAACCGAGCACAGAGAAGAATATGATTCAATCTCCTCTAAGAGCTGACCCCGAGTGCCATCATAAATTCGAATATTTTTAATTAAAGAATTACCTCCCATTTGATCTAACTGAAGGCGGGTAGGTCTTGTGCTACCATTACCTAAGGCAATCTTAAAATCAAACTCAAGGTAAGAATCATGACCATCCATATATTTTGTATCGGGACCAACATATATCTGAATCTTCTGCTCTGGAGAATATTCTAAACCATTCTCCGATGGAATAGAGATATACTTTTGACCAATACGCATTTCATCTGTAACTTTCCAATATGCTGACATTTATAATATTATATATAAAATAAATATTAAAAAAATAATAAAAAAAATATCTATTATTTATTATATGACACAAACCGAAGGTTCAGTTGCGAAGCTAATCGCTACAGAATATTATAGTGAAGAAGAATTAAAAACCTTAAAAGGAACCTTTTTAGGAGATGAATATATCCATCATATAATTAATGAGGATACGGATATCTTTGATGAAAATGGTAAATTTATTTTATCATTCCGTAAAAATATTTTAACTAAAAATAAAATTGGATTTCATAATTATAAAAAGTTTATCGGACTTAGTAGAGGAAGAGGTCTGGCTGCTGGACCTATAAATAAAGATAGTCCATATTTTAAAAAGAGAAAATTAGTTGATACGAAAGGTATTAGAACTAGATATTTAACACCTAGTGGTAATGTATCTAAAATGAAAGTTAATAATCCAGTATCTAGTGTTCCACTAGGTTATTATGATAAATTAAAAGGTCCGTTAAATAAAAATTTACCTTGTAGATTAACTAGTTATACTAATAATCATTTTGATAATTTTAAAGAAGGATTACCTTTTATCGAAGAGATATCTTATAATTATAGAGATATAAGACCAGAAGAATATACTAATCAATTCAATAGAGGATATCTTAAACCCGATTATATGATTGATAATACAGTATTTTCAACAATAACATTAAATAGAAATTTTAGAACTGCATTACATAAAGATGCAGGAGATTACGGAGGTATTGCATGTTTATCGGTTTTAGAGCAAGGGAGGTGGAGAGGCGGTTTATTTATGATACCAATGTATGGTTTAGGTATTAATTTAAGGGAAGGGGATTTATTAATTGCGGATGTTCATAATTGGCATTGTAATTCGGAGATATGGACAACTAAAGAAGATGATATTTATAATAATAATATGGCTAGTGATTTTAGTCATTTAAATCCCGAATTATATGGAAATGAGAAATATAGTAGAATTAGTTTCGTTTGTTATTTAAGAGAAAAATTAATAGAATGTGATCAAGAAACTCTACCAGTAACTTGAGGTGCCTGAACGCCCACCGCTTGCTGCTGTTCTGTATTTTCCTGCTGGACTTTATCATCCTCAGACTTTTCTTTTCCTTCATCAATTTTTTCACCTATCTCGCCAGCAATACCGCCCGCAATATCAGCCACACCTCCTATAAGCGCAAGGGGAGGGAACACGGTTCCACCTATATCTGCTATTGCGCCTCCTATTTGGAGGAGATTACTTGCCTTAGAAGCCCAGTTATCGCCCGCGATGTGGAATCCTTTACCGCCAGCAAAATCTTCATATATATCATATCCCCCAACAGCACCAGCGGCAAGAGCGCCAACACCTTTCGAAGCAATATCAGCAAATTCCCCGAGACCCTTTAATCCTCCACTCCCACCTTCCGATAAAGCGGTCTGGGCATCACTTTCCGCGGATTCAAAGATACCATCCCCAAGACTCTTCATTTTAATATCATCAGATTTATCTGCCGCTTGAACCGCATCTGCAGTATCAGAAAAACTTTTCTGTGCCGTAGTAGTGGGATTACCTCTAAAATTGGTCTCACCAGACGACCACGATTTCCACGCTTTGGTAGCATCTGGTAATTTTCCCATTGCCCAAAACCCTTGCGTCGCATCCTTAGTTTGCTCTAATACATCTGCCGTCTTCTGCTGAGATTTGAGAGAGGTCATTTGCTCGCCTAAACTTTTATTATGTTCTTGAACTGCCCTATTAGCATCTAATATACTTTTTGTGCGCATATTACCCTCTTGAATACCAGCGAAATCACTTGAATATAAATCCATTTATATAATAATATATAATAAAAATATAAAAATAAAATTTAAATTATTTACGAAGTAATTGCGTAGCTTATTCTTCTTTCTTACCCTCCCATAAGACCTTCTCGAAATTATGTAATACTCTCGCTGGATTACTCTGTAAATCAAGAACCATATATTGATATGGACTTGAATGGATTTGGTCATATAAACTATTAAAATTCTCTTCCCCACCAACCATAGGTCCATACTCCTCTGCCACCTTCTCTCTTTCTTTCATATTTTGGAGTCTGCAAATAATTACATTCGTGGCGTTATTACGGATCATACCACTAACTGCGCGGAAACTCTGTGTAGCAATAACATACATATCTATATAATGTCTGAATCTTGTAGAGAAATATGATACTGCATTATTTTTACTAAAATCTTTTGTTAAGACATCATCCAATACTAATGCCATTGTTGGTCTTAATTCATCTTCATATTTACTTTGACCTTGTTTTATTTCATCTATAATACTATCATTATAAACATCAGAGCAATCAAAATATTTATTTAATATCTTTCCTTTATGATCCGTATTCATAGTTGTTGAGACTATTCTTACCGTATCAAATCTATCTTTATACATCTCAGGATTACAAAAGAAATTTACTAATAAATTACTTTTTCCGCTTCTTACGGATCCTATTATTAATACTAATGATGGCATCTGGGGTAAGTTCTCATGAAGACCTTCGAATTTTGTATCTGGTTCAGGGTCTCTAACCTTAAAGATCTGTGGAGTTTTACTCATTATATTAATATATTATATATTTATTTTTTATATTTATTTTTATTATTATTATTATAACCATCAAATATTTTTTTAGGATCTATTTTATCTGGACGTATCCCTTTCTCCACATTAAATTGGGAGGGTTGTTTATAATTAGGAGTTTCCGTATTAATCTGTTTAATTTTTTTAGGCATATTATATATTTATAATTATTTTTTTTTCATATATTTTTTTATATTTAATAATATAAATGTCGTTAGTTATTACAAGTAACCAAGATAATGAAAATACTTTCTCTCAGGATCAGTCTATTTATTCGGCATACTCCTACAGAAACGATATAGGCTCCACTTACAAAATACCACCGAATTCACAAGTATGCTTACAAAGTGCCAAAGTTAATCTTGATGGTAGAGATACGGTATCTCTAGGTAACTCGGTTTATTACGATTGGCTGGGTATGCAGTTGAATGAAGAGACAGGCGCAACTCCTAAATTAGTTAATACCACCACATATCCTATAGTTCAAAGGATCGTAAGTAATGAATGTGGTATTGCAAATGGACAACTCCTTGAATTAACCACTGATGAAATGGCTGCTCAAATAGAACTTTCCCACAAAGAATATCATCCTAATTTAAAAGGTCAATTCCAGTGTTCCGTTAAGAGAAATGAAACTACTAATGCTTTTGAAGGATATAATTTTACTTACGACCAAAATACCACCTCACCCGATACTAATCTCCCAACCTCCTTCTCTAAGTTCTTTACTTCCGATTCTCCTGAACGTTTCACCTATACTCCTGGAACGGGTGTATTCCAAAGAAATGCGTATGCTGCTGCAGACCCTTGTGTTGGTATCGGTCTAGGACGACCTTTATCTCTTGCTGGTGGTAATAGGGACCTTAAGGTTAATATAACTAATGCCAACGCATCTAATAAAGAATGGGCAGTCGGCCTCTCCCGAGATATCCCTGTCACCGATTACGAAGGTCAAGGAGAGGGTTTTCAGCCACCATATTTCACCGCCGACCGAAGATATAATTATGGATTTGCAAATTCTCTTCTTGGAGGAAATATGGATGCACAGGACTTCTTTGCAGATTATTGTGTGCATCGCGACGCCACTGGTAATGTTAGAGTAACTCAAGCTAACTTTAGACTTATCGGTGGAAGAGTTAGATTCGTTAGAGAGGAAGTTCAATACTGGATTAACGCTTCTAGCGACTTTAATGCTGCTGGACCATACAGTATTTCTTTGAATGCTTCTGGTATTACTGCTGTAGAGTTTGAAGCAGTAGGCGAGGAGATGATAGTTAAATTAGATAGTGGGGCTACTAAATATATACTTACCCGATTTAATATTTTAGAAGCTAAAAATAGTTTCTGCAAACCTATCGCACAAACTTGTTGGTGTTTGCATCCTGTATTATTTGTAGGGGGTTCTACCGCCGCTGATACTAATAGTCTAACTATTGATGATTTCGCAGGAGTAACTCTTACTGATTACGATAGTAGAGCAGCTGGTAAGTGTGGGTGGTTTGAGGAGGCTATGTTAAGTGCCAGCAGAGATAACGGCAAATTCTTAAATTTATGCGAAGAGGTTGATAAAAGAGGTTGTATTAGATCTGATGTAACTACGGGCGGCAACGCAGAATATACTCCTATAGGATTAAATGCTAGTGATGGTGTGGATTATGTCCCTACTATGATTGTAAAACCAACTAGCCTCTACGGGGAGACTCCCCTCGCTAGCGCTGCTGAAATATTAGGATTTACTGGTAGAGCGGTTGTGAATGAAGGCACTACGACTGGTTCGCAAACAATTTTATCTAGTGATAATCCCACCGATACTAAGACCTCTGGTGTAGCATCTATATTTATTAGATTGAATGGATTTGGTAATCAAGTCCTAAATGCTAGGACTAAAAATAAATCTACTATCTTAGCACAGCTCCCTACTAGTGATACACAATATGATAGAGGTGGTCGAATTTTCTACGAACCTAATAGGGATGTATGGTTAGACCTTAATAACCCATACGAAATTACTACCGCTGATTTCAGTATTGATCTCGTATATAGTAACGAGCAATATGCTAAGGTATGCCAAGGACAAACTATAGTGGTCCTATACTTCAGAACTAAACCAGCAATGTAAATTAGATTATAATTTAGTAATCTAATCTCTTTTTTTAGAAAATATTAGTTATTTTTCATTATTTTTTAGAAAATATTTTTATATTTCTAATAATAAATGGCAAAAGTACCATCCGTTATTGATTTTAAATTTGCAGA